CTGGGCACACTGTGTTAGCGCAATTTCTAAATTTGTAACCTTAATTAAAAATCCTGCAGAAGACAAGTCCTCTGCAATAAAAAACTTAAGAGTTTCAAACTAGAATTGCAGAGCACACGCTCCTAACAACGGGCTAAATTAGACCGCTCTACCGGGCACTCGGTAGACTAAATGTTCGCTTATCTTTATAGACCCGCAAACAGGGTCTTTATATATTGTCTATTGAGGGGAAACATATTCCCGACAAATAGACAATGGGACATCCGGTGAAGAAATATAATGAAAAGTCTTCTCCAACAGATTTCCATGTCGAGCACGAATGTACCTTTCCGTTCGACGCACCAAAGTCCGTCGCACCACTTATCATACTAACGAGGTTAGTTTCACTACCATTCGCCGTATCTTTTTTTGGAAGGCGAGCCGGCATAAACCTCTGTGGTTGATAAAACGGAGTCTCCACCTCAATGGTATTATTAATACCTAAATTTGTAGAGGCAGCTCCACCAGCTGTAAATTGGTTAGAACTATTAGTGAGTCTCCGTGTTAGATAGTTGGCGTCCGATGTAGTTAATGTAGATGATTCTACAGGATAATAATTGCCTTTATAACCAACTCTACTAACAGATGGCATTAAATATTGATTATTATCAAACACATACTTAGTTCTCAAACCACCACGCCACGCAGCATAGCAGGGAGAGAACCAATGTAGATAGTGTGGTACCGTAACGGTGCAAGGAAAACCATTATTAACATCGAAACCTTGCGGGTCATACCCAGGCCAATACCCAATAGCCTTATCGAGCAAATCTGTCTGGACTATAGTATTCGCGGCTGGTGGACTAAACACCCACGTGCGATGATGTATATAACGACGCATCAAATCCCTGAGACTTTTAGGAGACTCACCAAAGAATACGTTCATTGTCTGATCGCTCTCCTCTGATGTCACAGCTATATCTTGAATTTCTTCAGGATCAACAGGAATATCAGTAGCACCCATGGTAGTACCAGCAGGTGCTTCATCTATAGTCCCAGATTGGGGAGTATATCCAGTACTTCTACGTTTGTATTCAGATAATGGCTTATCTTTCAACGAGAGTAAAGGACTGTATTCCTCCTTATTCTCAGGAATAGTTTGCAAAGGATCACCTTGTTCCGGAAACAACGAATAGAGATTTAGTGTAGAATGGTTAGGTGAAGCAAATTTAATATCAGGCACACAAGACACATAAACATTGAATGATATGTCTGTATCAGCTGCCGGAGCTACCAAACTATTAACAACATCAACTTCTAATACCCCATTCCATTTATTACTGTAGGAAGTTGGCAATCGCGAAGTGCTATGGATACTAGAGGTACCAGGCAACATGATATCGGTTTGTAACCAAGGTTGAGCCTGACCCCATCCAATAACAACTTCAAAGTCATCCTCTTCAGCTAAATCTACAACACGCGAGTACACTGTATTGTACTCTACATTACTACCATGCGACCTAGGATCCCAACGCAAAAGAATTCTTCCCTTATGGAAATTACTCTTCACAGCTTGAAATCTAAATTTTATAGACCCTTGCCAATATTTAAAGGCTTGAGCTATATAACACATGGGAGTAGCGTGCAATTCAGAACTAGTAGCAGCTACAGAATCGTATAAAGACGGTCCTACCCTACAATTCCACAAAATGGAATCAGGAGATTGAGTAGAGGCCATGGAAAAATTGGTCAAGTAAGACTCGCGGCAAGCGAAATCCACTATTCCCATTTGATCCTGACCATCTAGTCCAACCGTTCTAGAGTCTATAGTTAGTTCTTGCTTAGAATCAAGGGACAACTTGTTCACAGCATCAGCAGCATCCGTATTAGCTAAATTACCAGTGGGACTAGGTTTTTGCAAAACTATATCAGTAACCACTGGAGGTCGAGAATATCCGAAATTAGATGCCATTTGACCAATACCATTGGCCATCATCTCAGTAGCACGCGCATAAGGCGCAATTCCCGGTAAATCGGTAAGAGCACCAGCCGCGTGCGCTATTGCTGAAGCTGGTTTGGAGATAATACCTTTACCATACTCATCCTTGGCAGCACCCATGCTGCCAGACTGCGGTGTATAGTCAGTAGCAGAAAGTGAATTCAAACTAGTTGGTACGGTTAGAGTAACGTCCGAAGCCCAAACAAAGACCGAAACAGTTACTGGATCATCCCCTCCATTTGCATGTTTAAGAGTACCAAATGACTTTGCTACTAACTCTCCCATCATTGAAACGTCATTATCCGTTAAGGACATGTAATTATCATGGTAGAAAAATGGCATGTCGATTTGTCCCCCTGAGTTATTTGTAGGATTCAAAAATATATGAGGCTTCTGAGACGCACCGATAATATCCTGGTCTAAGAAGTTCCTCTGCACAGTAATCTCATCATATAAATAGGGATTATAAGAAACTATAGCCCTACCATAGTGAAATCCCGTTCCCGAAATAACAAATTTGGCATGCAAATTCATACGCAATAATTCATAATTGGAAGTTTTTTCCTTAACCCTCGTATTTGTCAAGAACAATTCCCAAGGATTAAACCTTTCGAAAAGAGGTTGTCCGACCGCCCATTGTGACTCAAGCACTTTGACAGGTCGACTCAAGAAATCTCCTAAATCAGAATCATTGTTGTTGGCTAAATTGTACGTAGCGTCGCGACTTTCAGTAATTGAAGTAGTCCAACCAGCCAACTGGTCAGAGAAACCTGTAATAGTTTCCAACTTTTTCCCATTACCTTGGGTTATGGTAGTACCAGGCTCGCCAGCTTGTGGTACATACCCGCTGATTTTTGAGTCCTCAGCTGACTTTACTTTAATAAAAGATTTAGTAAGACACTTTATTTATACGGGTAGCGTTCTTGCCTCAGAGAACACTCCTATCGCACGTTTTAATTGCAGTGGGATTCTGCGGTAACTAAATAGCACTCGGGTTTCAATACCCCCCATTCCTATCGCAAGCATTCCAAGACGTAATAAACGGGCGAAAATACGAACTTGTATGTAACCAATACGACAGGTGTGATTTTGGTTTTTCCGTAGAACTACGACACTCACGCGCGCCGCGCCCAGTTTAACGACATGGTGGTCGGAATTGAGACTCTACCACAGTATGGGCACAGTCTCAAGAAATTCCGTGTAGGGTTTGGGGAACACGGGATCCCCATGCATGTGCACTAACTGCATACCATACTCCGTGGCAATAAGTCCATATATTGTACGAGTAGGAAAAATTGCACTCCAAATGTTAGTATAGCGCACAGCTTGCTGAACGACCTTAGTCATCATCCCAACGCGTCCTATTACACGCTTACATTCAACAACTAAAATAGCATCTTCGGTAATATATGCTAAGTCGCCCTTGCCACACTGCGTAGATATAATCTCGTACTCCTCGTACGCGGGGCGTCCTAAAACTGACTTAACATAATCAAATATATCTTGCTCCTGAGACACTTGTGAAGGCTCAGTAACTTCACTCACTGTAGAGTCGCTCCAGTAATCATAATCTATCGAGTATCCAGCATCATCGGATTCCCCATCACTCAATGAATGCGGTTCATATTTCACGTCTCCTATTCTATATTTATCTTTCCACTGGACAACACGAGTGTCGAAGTCCAGGTTTAGAGTTCTACATGGAAGATTTTCTATCTTAGCAACCCGCTTCATTTGCTCTAGTCGTGTATCAAACACCTCACGACCGTGGAAAAACCACTCTCGTAAAGCGCCATCTATATTTTGGCATGCCACTTCTCTGGGAGTAAGAGCGCTAGATTCGACTACTGCATGTAACGACTTCATAATGGAGTCTTCTGCTAAGGGTCCAACATATCTATTAAGGGCTGGTTCCCACCTAAACCGTCGAGGAAATCGAGCTCACTAAGTGACATGTAAGGTCTAGGATCCGAAGTTTTATCTGGCATTGTGAATACAATATCAATCTCTTTGAGTATGTCAGCCATAACTACATGATTGAATTTATCACAATTTATATTAGCTCCACAAGCTGCATCATCCCCATACGTGATAAGTGACATCACATCCCTGAAACGAGCTGGTCTATCTAACCCGACCTTTGTACCCAATTCACCCAAACTCTCTAACGGGTATACTTTAAAAAAGCAATACCTAAATAAGAGCGAATTGACGATACTATTTATGTACACGGTCATATTCTGACCAGACGGGTTCGTACCATGAAAACGCATCAAGGTACCATTGTAAGCTACTAGCGGAGTACAAACTTCGTGAACAATAACATTCATACGCTGGAGATCGGCGCGCGAGTACTTACCAGACCAGCTAGCAATCTTCATCATTATCGCAAAAGCAGATAGTGTCAACTGGGCTGGCATACGTACATCATACTTCTTGTAATCCCCAGCAACGATTCGATCGCTACCATGCTTAGAGATAAACTCAGTGAGTTCATGCCATTCCGGACCATGGGCATTTATGCCTACGGCTGTTTCAGCAATCAGCGGGTTCATAGAGAGAAATCTCGCTATAGGAAGGAAGTATTTCCTAATAAGATATTGAAGTACAAGTGGTGCAGCTTCAAAGACCCTAACTTTAGTCTCGTTGACTTTCCGTGGTTCATCCTTAAGACTAGCACCGAATATCAAATTCAATGATTCATTAGCGTCTGCTTGAGTCAGCACCTTATAGATATATGCCTGTATCTCCTCCGTAAATTGCTTTGGGCTAGCATGTTCCTCTGTAGGCTCCAATTCTTCTAAATACTTGGATTTGGGACCACCGATCGGATAGCCAATAGACGTACTGGTAACCATTGCATCTATAAAGCGCTCACCGTCTCGTCCTGAAATAGTTTCTTGATCAGTGAGAGGTGCCAACTGACTTGTCCAATAAGCTGGATTAGCATCAAAGACCTTACGTAGATCTATAAGATAATCTTCCATCGCGAAATTGAGTGACGATTGGGGCAATCCGGGGGACGGCCGAGCAGCATGCTTCAGTGTCTCATACCACGGAATCCATGTCCCACTATCCGTATGACCTTTATCATTAATAAAAGGTTGGCGAAAAGCGGGACCACTCCATGTATTTGGAACACCTGTTACCAGAGCAACAGTGTCGGAAATAGGCGTAGGAATAACCGAAGAGCGCGTGGTTGCGCGTCCTGTGACTGATCCATACACTGTTAATGTAGCATCTTTTGGTAAGAAATTAGTACCACATTTATAATGTACGTCCTTAGAAATGGCAAAATGCTTACCCAATATGGTCTCCTCAATATCTTTGGTGATAGGTGGGGGAATGTGTGTTGCACTCAACTTCGTGACTTCAATCACAGCGCGATCTAACTCGGGCTTGGTGATTGCTACGCCTACACCATCTCTGGTACCGTTTCTACCTCCGATATGAAAGCCCACTATCTTCTTCTCACGAGAATCACTTACAAGAGGAAACATACACATACCGGGTTTGGTGGTCGTGTTGCTCAATGTGTAATACGACCCAGGAAATGTGTGTGGTCCATTGCTGGCATCATTGACATGATTCCACCAAGCATTATCAGTAAAGTGCTTCCCATCCTGAAAGCCATGCATGGAGATAGTTAGAGGATGCTTAATGTGATCATCCTCGAAATGCTTTCCCATATGATTAGTGGGACCACC